GAGATACGCGCCAACGGCTCGTCAAAACAGGCGAACGCTGACCTGCTCCTGTACGAACGACTCCGGAACATCATCGGCGTCATCCAAGAGCATGGTAACGCGCTCCAAAACGTCCGGATGTCAATCGGCGAGCCCGGTCGTTTCTACGACTTTACGATGCGTTCCGGATCGATCAAGGGTCACCTCCGCCACGGGGATGACGACAAGCCGCAGTCTGAGACGCGGGCTGGAAGCGACCAGTGGCGCGGCCGAGCACTGACGCACAATTTCGATGTCGCTTGGATGGGGCATCACCATTCATACGGCCGATTTACTGTCAACGATAGCGACGTCTTCGTCACCTCCTCACCGAAGCCGCCTGGCGACTATGCTGAGAAACTCGCCGCCGGCGGCGAGGCTGCGATGGACGCCGAGGCTGTCACGCGGAAGATAGCAGTTGTCCACGGTGTTAACGACGACGGCGTCACGGATGTCCGAGCGATCGACACTCGTGACTACACCGCTGAGTACGTCCCAACCTCTGACGAGCTGGGTCTACCGTCTCCAGACCCGGTTCCTGGTGCGGTCGGGCCTGACGCAGCAGACGCACAACCCGAGTGATGAAGAGCCACCTCGTGGATGCGCATCGGAACGCGCTCTCCGTCGTCGAGGCCACGGGCGAGGTGTGGCTGTTCCGCGACCTCGCTGACCCCGTCGAGCGCCGGACGCCCTGTACCGAGCCTTACCGCTTCAGATACGAGCCATGATGTACCACGACCCCACTGCCAGCCACCAGTTCGACACGGACACGGCGTCCGTCGTCACAACCGAGGCCGAGGCGAGTCCGCTCGCGTTCTACGACCCCTCGAGTAGCCGCGCGTGGCTCTCGATGGACGAGCCGCTCGACCTCCGCGACTACAGATAGGATCATGCACGACTACGACCATCCCCCGGAGTGGCCATCGATGAGCGACCAGGAGCGCGCCGACTGGTACACTCGAGAGCGCGCTCGCCGCCAGGCCATGCGCCAGCGCGGTACAGGCGATCGACTCTCCCGAGCGCAGGAGCGTTTTGACCGCATCCATGCGGCCCGCCCGGAGACCGTCAGTCTGGAGGATAACCGATGACCAACCCACCTCGACCGTCGACGTACAGACCGAATCGTTGCTCTGAGTGCGGCTGCCGGCTGGACTCTGAGCGACCGTGCGACTGCCAGCCCTACTCGGATGTCTCATGACGACCGCACAACACGCCCGGCCCTGGTACTGTCGCGACGGCGTTGTCGACGAGTACAAAACGACGCTCGAGGAGGACGGTGAGAGGCTCCCGATGTTGAAGACGCTGAAGATCATCCGTGCCATCATCGTAAATCTCGGCGTGATCGCCATCGGCCTCTACTCCATCTCTCGCGGTGGCGACCCAACCGTCCTCGGCGGGCTTACGCTCGGCGTCCTCGGCGCGTACAACGGTCTCGAGCTCTCCGACTACGCCGCGCTCCTTCAGGCGTACAAGGAGGTCCAGACGCAGAACAATGACTGATGGCCACCTGCGACCGGTGCGGTGACTCGGTCGAGAACAAGGACAACCGCGGCTGGTACCGCGACAAGTGCTGGTCGTGTATCGAAGATGTCGCCGCCGAGGAGACGCCCCACCGCGAGACGTGCGACGACCCTGACTGCCTGATCTGTTCGACACCATGACCGAGGACCTTACCGAGATCGACGGCGTCGGCGACGCGATAGCGGAGCAGTTGCGCGAAGCGGGCTTTAACACCGTCGCCGACGTCGAGGACGCGACCGTCGACGAGCTCGCAGACGTCCACCTGATCGGTGAGGCCTCCGCAAACGCGATCCTCAACGGGGACGACGAGGCGCACGGCGGACGGCCGTCGATACTCGACGAGTACGAGGACAAACTCCTCGCTGCCGCCCGAAAGGGTCTCACATACGAGGGCATCGCTCGTGTCGCCGGCGTCGGTGTCTCGACGCTCCACGAGTGGCGTGACGAGCACGATCAGTTTTCGGAGTCGCTTGAACGCGCCCGCGCGAAGGCCGAGCGTGAGCTCATCGAGGACGTCGACGCCGAGTTCGTCCTGGAGCGCTCGTACGGCTACGTGAAGACCGAGCGGCTGGAGGCTGACATCGACCAGACGACCGAACACGAACTCGGCGAGTCGGAACAGGAGCTCGCGCTCGAGACGATCCGCCAACTCCAGGAGCGTGAGTCACAGTGAGCACGACCGACGAGGCCATCGCGAACGTCGCGACCGGCCGGGACCCAGACACCAAGCGCGACGTCCTCAACCCGTGGGACCCGAGCACGGACGCGACCATCCTCGACGCCGCAAACGAACTCTGCCGCGGCTACATGCGCGGCGAGCGCGACGGCTACTACCAGCTCGGCGACCACCACGGCGAGTGGCTGCGCCTCCTCGACGAGGAACGGAAACTCGTCCTCAACTGTCACCGGGACGGGCTGAAGACGACGACCGTCCTCTGCTACATCCTCCTCCGCCTGGAGTACGATCCGGGCTTCCGCGTCATCTGGGCGATGAACAACAAGGGGATGACGAAAAAGAAGACGGACCTCGAACTCAACCGGTTCGTCGAGCGGAACCCGTGGCTCACTAATCTCCAGGAGGACCAGCGCCGCGCCGACACGATCGACCTGAAGGAGTTCGGAAACGGGTCGACACTCGTCGCGACGTGGCTCGACGGCGGGATCGATGGCGACCGCGCGCACCTGCTCGTCCTCGACGACCTGATCAAGGCGCGCGGCGACGGCGACCCGGAGGACGTCCGCGAGTGGATCGAAGGCTCGGCCGTCCCGGGTGTGAAGGACGACGGGCGGACCGTGCTCATCGGGACGCGGAAGCGAACCGATGACCAGTACCAGCACTACCGGTCGATGCCGGCGTACACCGCCGCGGAGTTCCCCGCGATTCTCGAGTACTGGGAGCAGGGGAACGCGACCGACGACGACCTCGACGAGCGCCGGCCGCCCGAGAAGTACTACACCGAGGTCACCGACCCGTGGAACCCTGACGACACGATCCACGTGCTGTGGCCGGGCGCCCGCGGACCCTTGTGGCTCGCCGACAAGCGTGACGAGATGGCCGACTTCCGCTTCTGGCGGGAGTACTGCCTCACGTTCATCGGCGGGTCGGGCAACCTCGTCGACAGTGACGCTATCAACCTCGGCATCGACGCCGGCGGCTGCTCCATCCGTGACCGGTCGCCCCCGCACAAGTACCGCGCCGGGAAGGGCGAGGCGATCGTCGTCGGGCACGACCCAGCGATGTCACCCACGGGCGACGACGCGGCGTTCGTGGTCCAGTTGCTTCGCCGGAGCGGCGAGCGCGTCCTCCTCGATGCCCACGCTGAGCAGGGGATGTCACCGAGCGGTGTGAAAGCCCGCCTCCAAGAGTACGACCGGCGGTACGACCCCGCCCTCATCGTTATCGAGGACAACGGGATGCAGCAGTACGTCGTCGAGGACGCGATCGAGTTCTCGCCGGCGCTGCGCTCGAAGGTGACCGGCCTGTCGACGACGTCGTCGAAGCACAGCTGGGAGAACGGCATCCCGCGCCTCCGGACGCTCGTCGATCAGGGTGGCATCCAGTTCTACCGCGGGCACGACGCCACCGAGGACTGGATCCAGGCGGCGCTCTCGCTCGAGCTCGACGACGGTCGCCTCTCCGGTCACACGCCCGACCTCATCGCGGCGTGGTACATGGCTGAGCAGGGCCTGCGCCGGTTCGAGTACGGGCAGGACGACGCCGGCGACGATGACGACTCCAACGGAGTGAGCTACCTCTAACATGACTGATGACACCACGGACGACGCTGGCGATGAGATCGGCCTGACCGTCGACACGCTGGGCAACCAGTCGACGATGTCCAAGGCCGAGGAGACGACGCAGCTGGACGAGCGTCACATCGCCACCGACGTCGGGCGGGGCATCCAGCCGCCGTACAACCCCGAGACGCTGGCGGCGTTCCAGGAGCTCAACGAGACGCACCAGGCGTGTATCCGCAAGAAGGCACGCTACGAGGCGGGCTACGGCTTCGACATCGTCCCGCACCCCAGCGCCGACGAGCCGGACACCGACAGCGAGTCCTACGAGTCCGTTCGCGACTTCTGGTACGGCTCCGACTCGCGGTGGCAGATCGGTCCGGAAGGGACGGCGATGTCGACGCCCGAAGAAGTGCTGGAGCTCGGCCGGCAGGACTACCACGGCATCGGCTGGACGTCGCTGGAGATCCTCGTCGAGGGCGACGGCACGCCGGTCGGCCTCGCCCACGTGCCGGCAGCCACCGTCCGCGTCCGGAAGACGACCGTCGAGGAACGCGAGGACGCTGACGACATCATCGAGAGCGGCCACGGCTACGTCCAGATTCGGCAGGGCCGACGTCGGTACTTCGGCGAGGCCGGCGACCGGTACGGTGACGACCCGAAGTTTGTCGACAAGGAGACGGGCGAGGTCGCGAGCGACGCCGGCGAGCTCCCGAACGGCCCGGCGAACGAGCTCATCTTCATCCCGAACCCCAGCCCGCTGAGTCTGTACTACGGCGTGCCCGACTGGGTCGCCGCGATGCAGACGATGGGTGCCGACCAGGCGGCGAAGGAGTGGAACCACGATGTCTTCGACAACCTCGGCATCCCGTACTACGTCATCAAGGTGACCGGCGGGACGCTGAGCGAGTCCTCGAAAACGGAGCTCCGAGAGTTGATGGACAACCTCAAAGGGAGCCGGTATCGCACTGCGCTCCTCGAGGTGGACGAGTTCAAAAAGAACGAACTGGACAACGAAGACGTCGAGATCGAGCTCGAACCCGTCGGCTCTCGCGAGGACCTCGACATGGAGTTCCAGGCGTTCCGCGAGCGGAACGAGCACGAGATCGCGAAGGTCCACGAGGTCCCGCCGATCCTCATCAACGTGACGTCGACATCGAACCGGTCGAACTCCGAGGCGCAGGTTCAGGAGTTCGCGAACGACGTCATCGCGCCGGAGCAGGCGAAGTTCGAGTCGCGGCTCTACACCATCCTCCACCAGCAGGCGCTCGGCGTCGACGACTGGACGATAGACTTCGAGCTCCGCGGCGGGGACAACAAGAAGGAAGAGGCGCAGCTGGCCGAGCAGCGCGTCCGGGCGATGCGCCTTGCCGGCGTCGGAACCGTCAACGAGGCGCGGGAAGAGCTCGGACTCGAGCCGTTCGACGACGAACGCGGTGAGATGACGCTCCAGGAGTTCGAGGCCGAGTTCGGCGCCGACGGTACCGGCGGCGACGAGGCGGAGGCCATGCGGGCGAAGGCGGCGCCGCCTCGCTCGAACAAGATCGGGGAGCGGGCCAGCATCGACATCGACGTCGACAAGGACCCGATCGAGCAGACGACGTTCAACTCCTCGAACCTGGACGAGGGGCTGTACGACTTCGGCGAGAACGAGTTGTATCTCTCGTTCAAGCGCGCCGATGGGCAGAACTCGCTGTACGTCTACGTCGATGTCCCGGTGACCGTGTGGAACGACCTCGTCAACGCGCCATCGGCGGGGTCGTACCACTACGCCAACATCCGGCTGGAGTACGGCTACCTCGAGATCACCAACAACCACGAGCGGCTGCCTGAGGGCCCGACGCCCGATCCCGGTGAGGTGCCGGACGACGTCCCCAGCGAGATCTAAGCCGCCTGCCGATGACCGTTAGCGTGGGAGCGACCCGACTCCCCACGCAAGCGAGGTACGACCGGGCGCGATTCTACGAGACCGACACCATGAGCGACAAGAACACAGAGCGCGGCGAGAAGCGCGGCGTCCTCGGAACCGGTCGTGCCAAGGAGCTCGACAAGGACGCCGACGCTGACGCCGCCGACGATGACGAGAGCGAGGGCTGACCCGTGCCGCCGCTGAGCAAGGCGAACCAGTCGACCATCCGCAAGCGGGTCGACTACATCGCGAAGGACGAAGACGAGCAGATCGCGGCCGGGGTCGTGATGGTCCCGGACAAGGTCGACCTCCAGGGCGACTTCATCCGCGAGGACCTCCTTCGCGAGTGGGCTACGCAGTTCGAGAACTTCCTCGAGGCGGGCGAGGCCGACGGCGGCATAATGCATGCCGCGTGGCCGTCCGACTGGATGGAGCTCGAACGTAATGAGGTGCTCGACGAGGCCGAGGAGATCGGCGGCGAAACCGTCGAGGCCGGCGCGTGGGTTCAGGCCTGGAAGTATAATGACGACGAACTCTGGGGCCTCGTTTCGGATGGCATCCTCGCCGGGCGGTCAATCGGTGCCCGCGATGTCAGCTGGTCCGGTGCGATGTACCCCGAAGAGGTGCCAGACGACGTCGACCGAGCGGAAGACTACCCTGACGACCAGCCTGTCTGGCAGATCCAGGGAGGACTGATGCGAGAGGTCTCCGACGTGGACATCCCGGCTGTCCCTGACGCGGAGATCCTCGCGACGAAGGGCGCGGCCGCGAAGCGCCTCGGGGACCACCTCGGCAACCGTGACGCATTCATTGAGGAGGCGATGGAGCGCGGTCACAGCGAGGAGGACGCCGAGCGCATGTGGAGCGTCCACCACCGCGCTATCGACGTCGAGGGCGCAGGCGAGCCAGGCAAACAGTCTGCGTTCGAGCGCCTCGGAAAAGCCGTCCGCGATGTGCTTCGACTCCGGGATGACGCCTCTGCTGATGGGCGCCCCGATGCGAAGGCGGCTGGTCGCGACGACGTCGACGACGAACAGGACGACAAAGACGCTGCCGGTGGCGACACGCCGGCCGATGACGACGGCGGCTCGAAGTCCGCCGACGACTCTGACACTATGAGCAACGAGAACGACGACCCGTTCGACGACGCCCCGCAGTGGGCGAAGGAACTGCGGGACGGACAGGAGGAGAACAGCAAGCGGATCGACGAGGCCCTCGAAGAGAAGGACGTCGACCCCGATGACGACGACCCCTTCGAGGACGCCCCGGAGTGGGCGAAGGAGCTGAAAGAGAACCAGGACAAGAACGCCGAGCGCATCGACGCGATCTCGAAGCAGACCGGGACGACCGAGTCCCAGCAGCTCGGCGGGACGGAGAAGGGCGCCAGCGGTGGCGACGACAAGAACAGCGGCTTCACCCTCGACCCGCGGAAGGCGGGTGGTAACTGATGAGTCAGACTGACACCAGCGGCACGATCGACCGGACTCGCGAGAAGAACGAAGGCGCGGCCACCAAGTTCGACACCGGCGACGTCGCCGGCGGCGTCCTGCCCCGCGACCTCTTCGAGCAGTTCTATCAGGAGGTCCAAGACACCGCCATGATGCTGGAGGACGCCCGCACTGAGGACCTCCCCCGGCAGAAGATGGCGCTCCCGAAGATCTCCGTCGGCGAGCGGCAGCGGCGCGGCGCCGACGAGGGCGAGGGCGACGCCGGCAACGCGTCGGTCGACACCTCGCAGGTGCTGATGGACGTCGAGAAGGCGACCGTCTCCTACGACCTGACGCGCGAGGCCGTCGACGACACCGTCGACAACGTCGACGAGATCATCCTCGACATGCTGGCGCGGCAGTTCGCGGTCGACACGCAGGACCTCGGGATCAACGGTGACGAGGCGGACGCCGACGCCTTCCTCAACCAGAACGACGGGTGGCTGAAGATCCTCCAGAACGACGGTGACGTCAACACCTACGACCACACGGACGGTGGCGGCACCGCCCAGCCGGTCAACACGGATCTTTTCAACTCGGCCATCCTCGCGATGCCGAACAAGTACCTCCGGAGCGGTCGGACGCAGCCGCGGTTCTACATGAACCTCGACCAGCTCCAGAACTACCACAACGACCTCGCGCAGCGGAACGACCCGCTCGGGGCCGCTGTGCTGATGGGCGACGACGAGGCCACACCGTTCGACTACGACGTCGTCGGCGTCGCCAACTGGCCCGAGGACACCGCGGTGTTCACCCACCCGCAGAACTTCATCTACGGGCTCTACGACGACGTCGAGATCCGCGTCCTCACGGACACGGACAAGGTCGCGGAGAACGACCTCTTCGCCCGCTACTTCATGCGGGTCCGCGACGACTTCGCCGTCGAGGCGCCCGAGGCGGCCGTCCTCATCACCGGCATCGCGGAGTGATCTGAATGGTCCGAGTCCACTACAGTGGTGGTGGCCGCTACCGAACGAGTGGCCACCAGTTCGAGGAGGGCGACATCGTCGACGTCGACGAGGGGCTGGCCGAGTACCTCTGCGAGAAGAACGCCTTCGCCCGCGTCGAGGAAATCGACCCGCCCGCCAAGCCGGACGGAGACGTGGCGTCCGAGGACGACACCGATGCGGAGGCCGAGGGCTTCGACGCCGACGCCTGGATCGACGAGCATCACTACCAGGAGCGCGCGGAGCAGGTCCGCGCCGGCGAGCACGACGAGCACCTGGACGCGATCGCCGAGGCGGAGTCTGCGACGACCGTCCAGGACGCCGTCGGCGAGCGTCGCGCCGAGCTGGAGGCGTAACCGATGAGCGAGGTCGGCTACTGTACGCTCGAGGACGTCCGCCGAGCGCTGCGGGAGGCCGGCCTCCCCGGCGACGTCCAGCAGGACAAGCGTATCGCCGTCGACGCGATCACGGCGGAGACGGAGCCGCTTGAGCGCTCTATCTCTCGGCACTTCTACGAGCCGACCGGCATCGATGAGGCGAGCGAGGTCGAGATCCCCACCGGCCCGAAGACTCGCAACGACGAGATGTCGATACCGACTGGGGGAGCTCATCTTTCAGGTGAACCGTTTACACCGAAGACATGGCAGGAGTCGTACACCCGCCTCGAGCTCGAACGGAACTACGCGAAGCAGATCAACAAGCTGCTCGTTCAGGGTAGCGATGGGTCGTACACCGACTGGGTAGCCAGCGACGAGTACTCGGGTGGCCAGTGGCCCGATGCCATCGGCGAGGATTACTACCTCCGCATCAACAACGGCGGCATCTCGCACCTGTACATCGACTCGCACAACTTCCTCGACGAGGACGGCGAGCCGATCATTGATTCGTTCGCGAACGTCGTGTACGTCGCCTTCGACTACGGCCACGAGGGCATCCCCTCGGCCATCCGCCGGGCGGTCGCACTACGCGCCGGCGCCGAGCTCGTCGAGGAGGCCGTCATCGAGATCCCACAGAACGCCACGGTGTACAACATCGAGACGAAGGCCGAGAAGATGCGCGAGAAAGCCGACGAGTTGCTCGCTGAGTACGGAGGCAAGTACAGCGATGACTGACGACCAGTACGACCTCGACGACAAGCCCGACCTCGCCGAGATGGGCAGCAACCGCGACGTCGACACTGACGACACCGACGACGACGGCGCGGTTACCACCGAGACCGACTACCGGTGGCGCTGGCTGTCGACCATCTGGGTGCTCGTCTACGGGCTCGGCTTCCCGGCGTGGGCACTCGCTGTCGGCACCGACGTCGGCGCCGCGCTGCTCAGTGCGCTCATCCTCGCGTGGGGCGGCACGGTCGTGTACGTCATCGGGCCCGAGAACGTCCGGGCGTTTCGCGAGCTCCGCGGCGGCACGAGCGAGGAGCGATGACCACGCTCGACAGCGGCTTCGAAGACGCCGCCCGTGAGGCTGTCCTCGACGAGGCTGAGCAGCACGCCCGTGAGGAGGTCGCCCCGGCGGTCCAGGAGCACGCCCACGGCATCCTCGAAGCGTACGGAAGGGAGCACGACTACGACGTCGCCCCGATCATCGCGGCCGGCGAGACCCGAGTCGAGAGGCGGAAGGGTCGCGTTGTCGTGCGCTGGGGCTGGCCCGAGCCGGCGATCTTCTTCGAGCGCGGCACGGTCGGCCACGTCGTCGAAGCGCGCAACGCCGAGGTCCTCTCGTTCATCTGGGAGGACCCGCCCGACTGGGTTCGCGAGGAGTACGAGCGTGAGGGCGACGGCTGGCGTGTGTTTCTGCCGAAGGTAGAGGTCGCCGGGCTGCCCGAATCCCGGTTCATCCGAGACACGCTCAACTGGTTGGAGGCGCAGTTCGCATGAGACACGAAGTCGCCTACCTGCTCGACGTCGTCCTCCAGTCGGTGGTCGACGCCCAGCCTGCGGACCACCCGCTGCGGCGTGTCGACCGCGACAACTCGACTGTCTACGAGACTGACGCGAGCATCGACATGCAGACGCCGGTCTCGAAGCGGAAGGAGGATCTCCAGCGGGCGAACTACGTCGGCGTCGCCAGTCAGTCGGGAACGCCGACGCCGGCGGGGCCTGGGCAGCGGTACGAGCTCCAGTCGGTTGCCTCGATCCGCCTCGAGGGACTCACCGCAGACGAGTACGGCCACATCCATGGCACCGTTCGGAACGCCGTGCCGTTCGATGCGTTGTTCCGCGAGGTCTTCGAGGCCATCCAGGCCGAGATGAGCTACCCGGACGTCGGCCGCCCCGGCGTAACGTATCGCGACCTGACGATCACCAACGTCGACGACGCGCAGTCGGAGTACGCTGACTTCTACCGCGCCGAGTTCGACGTCCAGTTCCGCGGCTACACAGACACACCATGACTTTCACTCATACAACGAACCGAGGTGAACAGCAGTGACCGGCGCTGGCTCGGCGACGGCGGCGTTCACGATCGAGCCGTCGTTCGGCGCGGGTCCGGCGGCGACGCCGACCTGGTACCAGCCCGGGATCGACGTCAACATCACCGACCTCACAGTCCAGCAGGCGCTCGAACGCAGCCGGCATCCGGACAGTCCACTCCCGCAGGGCTCTCGCCCGCGTGACTTCGAGGGCGGCCTCAGCGCCGAGTGGACGCTCACGGACGCGAACTGGCACGGCCTCGTGTTCGCCGACGGCGGCACCGCGCTCCCCACAACTGCGATGCGCGCGCCGTCAGCGACGTGGTACTTCGCGACCACGCTCCCCGACGGCACCACTGAGGCACGGACGCCGACAGGGACGATCGTCATCGACGCCGAGATCTCCTACGAGCGCGGTTCGGACATCCGCGTCTCGCTGACGATGCTCTACGGCTTCGAGCCCGACGATGTCACGGCGCCGGCGGATGCGGACATCCAGCAGCCGTCCGACGAGGACGCGTTCAGCTACCACGGCGCCTCGTTCAGCGTCGACGGGCTGAACCAGCCGCTGATGCAGAGCGCGACCATCTCCCTGACAGGGCTGGCGCGCTTCCGCCGCGGGCAGGGACGCCACCCGTATGACGCCGTCACGGGCGCGATCGAGCCGGCGTTCAGCACGGACGCCATATTCACCGAGCGCGACCAGCTCGCGCAAGCAGTCGACAACGTCGACGACACTGACTACGAGCAGGTCGGGAAAGTACCGGGCGTGGTCACCTGCGAGAACGGGCAGGGCGACACGATCGAGTACGCGCTCTCTGACCTTCAGCCGACGTCCTACAGCTGGGCGGATCTCGTCGCCCCTGATGCGGACCTCTCCGAGCCGATCGACTACCACGTGACGAATGTCACGCCGACAGTCACCACCGCCTAAGATGCTCACCACAGAGACCATCACGGTTGAGGAGGCTCGCGCCGAGCTCACCGAAGGGATCGATGCCATCGAAAAGGCGCTTGAGGACCTCGACGAGAACACCGACGAGGCGGCCGCACTCCGAGACCGCCGCGGGACGCTCACCTACTGGCGCAACGGCCTCGACTGGCAGACGTCTGAGGAAGACTGGAACACCGAGACGGAACTCACGATCGGCGCGATGACGGCCGGAGAGGAGGCGATGATGCATCGCGAGATGCCGGACCAGGTCGGCGACGACGAGTTCCGCCTCTGGTTCGTCGCCGCCAGTGTCGAGGACGGGCCGTTCGTCGAGGACGAGCTCGCGGACACGTTCGCGAACGTCGCCGACCTCCATCCGGCCGTGGTGAAGTGGCTCGAAGCGAAGGCGAACAGCCTCGGCACGGCGAGCGACGAGGGAAACAGGTCCAGCAAGTCATCGCCGGCGACCGACAGCGAGGCGACCTCGACGCCCGCGCCCGACTCGACTACCTGATCGTCGTGGCGCTCGCGCACGGGCTGTCCTACGACGAGGCGCTCGCGACGCCGACGGCGTACCTCGAACTGCTCGCTGACTACGCTGCTGCCAACCCGCTATGAGCTTTGAGACAGCTGCCGATCTCGACCTGGTCGTCTCCGACCAGGCGCTGCGCCAAGTCCGTGGCCAGATAGAGTCCGAGCTCGGCGCCATCGAGATCGGCGCAACCGACGGCGGGACGATGTCGGCGCAGTCTGCTCAGAGCGGTAGCGGCGGCTCGCGTCGTCAGCGACAGACCCTCCGGATGGAGCGTACGCAGACGGAGCACCTCGAGGACATCGCGCTGTACCTGGAGTCCATCGACGACGTTCTGAGCGAGGGCGGGCTCCTCGGTGGCGGCGGTGGCCTTCCAGGTAGTGGCATCTTCGCTGAGGTGGTCGGCGCGGGCGCCGAGACCGCGGGCGACGTCGGCGTGGAAGCCGGTGACGCGGTCGCCGACGCCGTCTCGGATGTCCTGACCGGCACCGTGTCGACGGCGCTCGGGACATCGATCAGCTCCGCGATCAACGACTCAACAGTCGCCGTCGAGCCGAACCCGCTGCCCGTTGAAGATGAGGGGTCGGGCGGCGACACCGTCACCGTCTCGCCCGACGTCCGGTTTAGCCCAACGATCAAGCCAACGTTTGAGCCAGATCTCGGCCCAGACATCAACCTGCCTGACCTCAACCTCGGCATACCTGACACGCTGGCAGTGAATCGCGATCCGCTGCCGGTTCAGCGCGATCCCCTTCCGGTTGAGGACGTCGGGCCGATCCCTGTCGAGGAGGTCCCGTCCGTAGCCATCGACATCTCAACGCGCGGCACGGGTTCGACAGCAACAACCTCTGGACAAAGCTCATCGAACCGCTCGCTTGATGAGTTGTTCGATGACTCTCTGGAGAGTGCCGGAAGGGGTGGGGCGACAGGTGCGGCACTGGGCGCGGTCGGTGGGGCAGCTGGAGGAGGAGTAGGCGCAATCCCTGGGGCTGTGGCTGGCGGTGTCGGTGGTACGATAGTGGGTGCTGGCACACCATTCGTCCTTGAAGGCGCCTCTCGAATCGGTTCGGCTTTAGGCGACGGGCAGGGTCCAGACAGGCCTTCGCCTCCAGCTCAAAACATCACCGTGGAGGTCGACCGCTCACCGACGTACAACACGACGATTGATCCGAGCCGGCTCGACGACCTCGCAGACCGTATCGTATCGGCAATAGAAGAAGACATCGAGCGTGAACTTGACGAACTCCGAAGCGACGTCGATGACGTCGAGCGCGACATCGAAGAGTTAGAACGCGACATCACCCGAGGGCGGTGATTGGGCAAACACTTAGACACAAGCGCTGTAAATTCAGCATATGAAACTGATCCGAAAAGCGGCTATTCTCTCTATGACAGTTGCTATCGGATTGGGGTTGGTGTGGGCTTACGGCCCTACCGTAGGCGTCCCGTCCACGTTAGCTCTCGCGTTCATAATGTTCGAGTATATCGCTCGCAACGACGACGAATCCTAAGCCGTAAGACACCGCCCCGCGCCGGTCAGCGCGTGCCGTTTTCAGTTACACATGCTCACCGACAGGTTCGTCCTCGAACTCGACGCCTTCGATCGGACAGCGGCGTTCGAGTTTCGGGGCGACTACGCACCCACAAGAGAACTCACTCACGAGTATCTGGTCGGCGGTCGCGGCCAAGTGCTGTCGACTCTGTACCAGCAGGCAAGCGACATCGACCCGACCGACATCCTGCCGGACACGGAGATCCCGCGCCGAGCGGGCTTCTTCCTGGACGCCGGTGGCGGCCGGTCGACGTTCCAGTACACCGCTAACGTCGGCGTCGGTGACGACGACCTCCAGTGGGGCGATGGCTCCAGTGCCGCCGGCGAGGCGAACGCGTACGACGCGGCCGGCGACGTCGATCCGGTCGCGAAGCGGGACGTCCTCTACCGCTGGCTGGCCGAGGTGCGCTCGGACTCCAGCGGCAAGGTCCGGCTCTACACCGGCGCCTGGACCGACGGTACGTACGCCGACAGCGCGGGCGTGTACGGCGAACCACTCCCAGTGGCGCTCCTGTCGGCCCGGGCAGAGAAGCAGCCCGACGACTCCAGCGTCGTCAGCTACACGTTCGAGTTCGAGCGCGTCGCACGAGTGCCGGACGCCGTCGACCAGTTCGTCGAGGACGCCACGGAGTCTGCCAATGAGGCAGTCAACCAGCTGGGCGAACTCATCGACGACTACTGATTCACCATGACCGCCACCATCTACAAGATCCCCTTGCCAGAGGCGACCACGCCGACCGACCAGGATGCGCTCGGGACACAGCTCTCCGAACAGGGCGTCCTCGGCAGCGACGCGATCGTCGAGGCGCTCTCCTCGCAGGCAGCCGACCTCACACTCACCGGGCGGTACGCCTTCGGCCGGTACTACTCCGAGCTTGTCGCGACCGAACTCGAGGAACTCGCCGACTCCGCGATCGGGGCTGTTTCACTGTACGGCGGTGACAGCAACCGCTCGGGCTACTACCAGATCGAAAGCGCACAGGTCGAGCCGGTCCACGCCGGCGGGCGCGACATCTGGGAGTGGACGCTCTCGCTCACGTCGAGCGGGACGCGGAAGAGCCAGTTACAAGCAGTTGAAACGGCGCCGTTGCAGCCGGATCCAGGCCACGAGTTCGGGAACGACACGACCGCACGCGTCGGCGTGCCGGCGGCCGCCCGGCAGGTCCGGGCAGTCGACTCGACGTCGAGCCCGACGCAGCGTGTTCGCCCGACTCCTGTCGACACCGTTGCGACCGAGTTCGGCGACGTTGAGCGGTACGACCCGACGGCGCTCGCGTTCGACGAGCCGGTGTTCTTGTACGACGTCCCACCGGACGCACAGGCCGCCGTCGAC